GGTGCTGGTTCTCGTACCGGGCGTACTCCATGCCGAAGAGGGCATTGAGGCCGGGTTCCAGCTCTTTCGCAAGTTGTGCGCGAGAGATTGCCATTGTTCCGCCTCCTTAGATGCCGGTCGTCGAAACAGTGCCACCAGCAGCCGCGCCATTCGGCGAGTTGAAGTGGTTGTTCAGACGTACGAGAACGGGGATACCAGCCACGGAGAAGTCCGAGTTCTCGGGATCCTGCTGGATGCCCATGATACGGAGGTTCAGCGTGTTGGTGGTGTTGATCGTCTGCACATCGAGGGTCGCCGACGAGATGCCGGTAACGGTCGAGCCAGACTGACCGCCAGCGAAGTCCGCGTTCGCGAACACCGCAGCACGAAGCTCGGCTTCGGTATCCCACGACGTATTGAGATTCGACGTGGCGATGACGAAGACCTGCAGCGGGTTGTCGTACACGAACGCCCGGACGGGGAAGTTCGAGTTCGCACCCGAGCCCGGCCAGTAGTTCGAGAACGTCAGTTTTCCGGTGACGGACGAAACGTACTCGCAGCCCCAGAACACCCCGAGAATCCCCACGGTGCCGCCCGACGCCGCGCCCACTCGGTCAATGAAACCAGTGTTGAGCGGGATGACGGGAGCACCCTGATAGATCGCGTTGGTGTTCGACGAAGAGATGCGGTACTCGGTCGTGCCAGTGGTGTTGTAGGCCGAGCCAACAACGCCAACGGGGCGAAGACCGAAGGCAACATTGACGTTTGCCATGGTACTACTCCTTCAGTTGACACTAGGAGGCGCTTCCGCGTCCTCCAAACGAAACACGACTTTGCCGATTACGACTGATCGGCATTGAAGGATGTTGGTCCTTCATCAGGTCCTCATCGACTGCAACCATCTGCTCGCGGGCCCGGGTCCCGTAATACGCGGATCTTTCGTTGGCTGTCTCGACAGGAATCCGGCACAGCATCAGACCACCATTTCCGATGATCCCCGTGTACTTCCCTTCATCGATCACCGGAGCGTGAAACTCCGGATATTCGTCAGCCCGCACGGGTTCCCAACCTTCCCGCAGCCTTTGGTAGGCGTTGGTCTTGTCGTCTTCCCCACGGACCGAGATCCGAATCCAGCGATGCACAAACCCCGGAGGGGCTTTGGGGGCATCAAGGCGGCTGGGCGGTGCCCAAGGTTTGCGGCGCGAAGTTCCTTCGCGAGTTTCGCTTGCGCGAGGTGTTCTATCGGTCATCGCTCTCACTCCTTCACATACTTGGCGTATTCTTCGAGAGGAACGCCAAGTTTTTTCGCAATCGCGACCTGCGACGGAGTCAGCTTGACCGTCCTGCGCCCCGGCTTTGCCGTACTGCGGGATGCGGAAGCGCCTGCTGAGGCGACTGGGGCACTTCCACCCGATTTGGCCGTCGGAAACTTCGAGGGAAACTCGTTTTGAAGCCGACGATCAAGTTCAGTATAATACTCATCGCTCTGTGGGTCAAACCCCTCATCTTCGACGAGCGTGTGGTGGATGGCAAAGGCTGCCGCCGTCAGCAGCCGATCATTGCCAAACCACGAGTGTTTCTTGGCCCAGTTCTGAGCCTTTGGGTCAGCCTGCACCTGTTGCGCAGGCTGCGGTGCGGCCCGTTGAACAGGCTGCTCTTGGGGTGCGGCACGCTGACGCTCTGCCTGAGCCTTTGCGGCTGTAAACCGCTGCTCATCGACAGCCAAGCGCGACATCTGCTTTTGGATGTCGGCCATCGCATCGACGTCATTGGCCTCCCACGCAGCCTTGTACTTGCGCTTGAGAGCCTCTTCCTCGGTCTTGATGCGCGCGCCGTACTCCTGCAGGTAGCCCGTATCCAAAGACTGCATCCGAGTCTTCAGGTTCTGGTTTTCCTGCATCAGCTGCTGCGTCAGCCGCACAGCCTCTTCCTTGTCCCGCTGCTCGCGACGGTATTTCTCCGTCAGCTTGTTGATGCGCTCACGCACACCCTTGCTGTAGGACTCAAGTTCTTCGCTGGAACCAGACTTCTCGGGCTCAGGAGCGGTGTCCTGCGTACCCTGATCCAGATCTGCTTCCTGCTCGAGTGTGTTTTCCTCGGACATTGTCCCCTCCTCAAACATGCTTGATGTCGTCAGGCTCCAAGAGCGTGGCGATCACCTCATCATCGTTGATGATGCGGACCTCTCCGCCGTCGATCTTGAACCTTGAGCCGGAATACCGACCAATGCAGACCCAATCGCCCTTCTTGCACCACGGCTCTGCGTCAGGACCAAACTTGTTCGGGTCCTTGTACGCCTCTGGGCCCACGCGAAGGACATACGCCACAACTGTGGCGAGAGCCTCGCGCTCGACGACCTGATCGGGCAGAAAAAGGCCACCGTCGGTCTTCTCCTTGCCCTTGTACGGCATGACAAGAAGACGCCATCCTGTGGGCTGCGGCAGACGATCAAGTAGGGGCTTGTCTAGAAGAGAGGGGTCAAGGACCCTTTCCTCTGGGGTGACGTAGGCGGTTTCAACCGAAGCCGCCTTCCGTTCTTCGTTTACTTTGGCAACAACGTGGTCAGGAAGATAAAGCCTCTTCACCATCTTCGTTCGTTCTCTCCAGCAGGGCTTTCAGTTCTTCAACGGCGAAGGAGATGCCCCGAATCTCTCCTACCACCATCTTGTACTGCTCCCAGTCCTGCACGGCTCCCGTGACGAGTGTGGTCGCAAGGTCCTCTTCGCGTTGGCGTAGAACCTTGTACAGTTTTTTTGATAAGTCAACAACGTCCACTAGAAATACTCTCCAAAATTCTCTTGTTTGTCGGATGTGATAGGCCCACCCTTGACCCAAGAGTCGCAGGTATTGCCGCTCATGCAGACAAACTTCCACTTCTGGCAGTAGCCAGTGTTGCCACTTTCATCGCCGATGCATTCCATCATGTCTTCGGTCTGGTTGTAGGCACCGCAACTGCCGCAGACCTGATCCTGACGAAATGCGCCACCAGCTTCCGGCGTCCGGTAGTTGGCGTACTCAACCGCTTCTTCGCGGTTTTCGTCGTTTACTTCTTCATCCTTCGTGGCGAGAGGGCACATTTCGCCCTCTTCATCCTCTTCGTACTTGTCCACTTCCATTTCTTCGTCAGGAAGGACTTTGATTTCGATCCGCATAGGAGCACTCCAACGTGACTAGTTCCGGTTCTTGATGGCCGAGGCGATACGGCCAACCCATGTAGTCTTTCTGGCCATCTCAAGCGCGATATGCAACGTCTCTTCGTTACGGCGCAACCAACCCCTGCCGAATGTATCAAAAGTCCGAAGCCCGCGATAGAACTGTTCTCGGACGTCTGCCAACGCCTGAACGATGTCCTCCGGATCTTTCTTTTCGACCGCCGCTAGAGTGGCTGGACCTATCCCGCCGTCCGGTGTGACACCAACAACCCGCTGCAACGCCTTTGCTGCGCGACCAGTGCCAGAGTTAACCGCCCAATCAAACACCGCCCAGTCAACGCCGCTCGGAAGATCATCCCCGCGCACCGTATCCCAGTACAGGTTCTTGTAAAGCGGAGCCACGTCTTTCACCGTCAGCTTTTTCATCGCGTCCGGTGCAGCAGGCTTGCCGATCCACTCTTCCCAGACCTTGCGGGTGACACCCAAGTTGGTTTCCCCACCGGGGTCTTTGGGGTGATTGACGTAGCCACCCTCGTGCTTAAGGAGCATTTCCAAGCAGTCGTCGAAGTTCTCTTTCACTTCTTCCTCCTGAACAGTCCGATGAACCCGCGCAACATTTCTGGCGGGCTAGGTGCCATCCATCCGATCATAAACGCGATCCAATACCAAATCGGGATGTCCGCAAAATTGTTGATCGTGACGGTTTCGACCGATGCAGCATCAACCTGCTTCGTCTCGGTGATGATATCGCGGCCAGCCTCTGTCCGCTCCTGATTGGCCACAACCTGCTGGGTATTTTCCTTTCCCGCCTGAACATTCGCGGCGACGTTTGGCCCGCCACCCCCCAGCATACCTAGCGGCAGCGCGCCGCAGGCGGTGAGGAACAGGAACAGTAGGAGAAAGTTAATCCTCATGGCTTCGCTCGTGTGTGCGGACGTAGGCACTCGCCCCCATAAAGGCAGCAACCACAGCGGCCTGAGATGTATAGAACATCGTCATCAGACCGTTCAGCACCTCAACCCTGTCTGTCGGTAGAATCGGCAGGATCAGACCCAGCGTCAGCAAGACCATCGACCCCATGGCCACCCATGCCATCTGTCTCTGTTGATCCTGCTGTTTGTCCCAGTTGTCTATGCGCAGCAGTTTCTCGTGTCGATTGATCTCGGAGTTGCTGACAGTGCCGTCGCCGTCCAGATCAGCTACGTCCAGCAGGCTGTTGGGTTCCAGTTTTTTGGGGGTCATGAGTGGTTCTCCAGATACAGCCACAGCACAACAGTCATGAAGGCTGTCACGCTCGTCAGCATGAGGAAGATGAGTAGGCCAGAGACCAACATCTCCTTGATCTCGGCCCTGCGATGCTCGTGCTCCGCCCGCTGCTTTCGAACATGCGCCTCAGTCCGAAGCAGTTCCTCCCACGCAGACTGGCCCATAGAGTATTGAATATACGTTCGAAGTTCGTTGCGTTGCTGCTCAATCTGCTTCTTCGCAGCAAAGATCTCAATCGCCTCGGCCTGAACAGAACTCGAAAACGTCTTGTACCACGGAGGGTCCTCGGCCTTCCGTTCCAAGAACTCGATGTCAGATAACGCGCCAGCCCAAGTGGCCAACTGTCCACCCATGTCCTGCAGTTCACGGCCTATCTCAATGCCCTTCTTCAAGGCATTATAGGCCGCAGTTGCGGTGGCTATGATCGTTACCGGATCCATAACCCCACTCTACCACAGGTGGGGTCTTAGAACACTCCCTCAAACCGCTGCGGGCGAGCGATTCGACTGAATGAGGTAATCATGCCACCCTTGGCCTTCTTCTGAGGCCTAGACTTTCCGGCCTTTGAAAGCGCAATGGCAATGGCCTGCTTCTGCGGCTTGCCACGCTCCATCTCGGTCCGGATGTTCTCCGAGATGACCTTCTGGGACTTACCTTCCTTGAGGGGCATTTCTGGGCCTCATGAGCATGTTCTGGCGCTGCACCGCAATCCGTTCCCGGTTCACCATGTTCCGGTCGTCTGCGATCTGTTCTTGGCTCTCAATACGAGCCGCGTCTGTCACAGCCTGCTGCTGGAGTTTCGCAGCGTCCAGCATCAACTTGGCCTGCTTGTTCTCCATATCCGCAGCGTCGCTCTGCTGCTTCAGAGCCAGTTCCTGCATGCGGATCTGAACAAGCGGGTCGGCCATCGGATCTTGGCCCTGCGCGATCATCTGCTCCATGACCTGAGCAACAATCTCCAGTTGTCGTTGTGCAACCAGCTTCTCGACCTCTTCAGGCCGCTGCATCTGCTGCTGCACTTCCATCACGCGCATCTGAGCCTCACGCGGATCCACAGACCCAGACTGCGCCATCTGGATAGCCTGGCGCATGAGGCCTTGGATCTCCTCCATGACCATCTTGCGGGCCTTCTGTGAGACATGTTCCATCACATGGGAGTAGAAGATACCCATGACCTGCGGCGATGTCATGACGAGCGGCGTCTTCATGAACATTAGGTGGATCTGAATGTGCGCATCATGGTCCTGATCAGGGAACGTCTGAATGAGTTCCCCCATCAACGCACGAGCGTTCTCCACTGCCGGGTCCAACGGTTGCGGTTGCGGCGGAGGCGGCAGCAACTCGTCGATGTTCTGGACCTCGAGCGCCTGATACATACGGCGGTAGGCCGCATACAGGTTGTGCATCTGCGGGTTCGACTGAGCCAGCTGCAACTGGGTCTGCGCAAGCGTAACCCGCTGGGCCATCGAGAAGATGTTTGGGTCGCTGACAGGAACGACGTCAATTCTGTCATCAAAGTCGCTTGCTTTGATTTTCCTATCAGCACCGGACACCTCGTACGGGTACTCCGGGGGCAAATTTTCAGCCAGAATGCGCGCCAGAATGCGGAACTCGGTCTTTTGCGCGTAGTGCAGCCGCTTGTGAATCGCCGACATGACCTTCATGCCGCGCTCAAGCAGCGCAACCGTCGTGCCAACTGGCATTTCTTGGTTGATATTTGTCGTTTGCTCGTCCGCAAGCGACACAAACCGCCGCCCACCCTCAACCAGCGCCCCAAGAAGCTGCGCGAGGGTCGGAGAGGGCTCCTTGTAGGGCAGCGGCATCAGCGAGTTGCGCAAATCGCCGCCCGGAGCGTCAATATCCCGCCATTCGCCCGGTTGAAGCGGCTTGTCGTTGTCCCGAACGCGGATTCCCTTGGCCTTGAAGCCCGCAGGAAGGTTCGCGAGCGTGCCAGCGTCGATCAGCTGCCGCAGAATGCTCGTCGCAGCGCGCCCAAGGCCTCCAATCATGTGGATCAGGCCAAAACCATAGAACCCAAGGCCCGGGAGAAACTTGAAGTGGACGAAATACTGCTTCTTCTTGGCCAGATCCTGCCCCGGAGCGAAGTTCCGGCGGATCGAAAGCACCTGACCAGAGCCCTGATCAATCGTCACGATGTACGGCAGCTGGATCCCAGTCTGGGTGCCATCCGGACCTTTGTCCTCGAAACCCTCAAGGTCGAGGTCCACATGCATCTCAAGCAGCGTGTAGGTGTCGTCCGTGAACGTCTTCGTCGTACCTTGGATCTCGTCCACCTTCTGGCGAACTTCATCGACCTCAAGGTCCTGCTCGATCAGGTCAACGTCGCGGTAGATCCCCGCAACCTGCATCTTGCGGATGGCGTTGAAATCCATCCGAAGCACATGCGTGGCGCGCGGTGTCGTCTGAAGGTGCGTGGCGGTGTACGGCACAACCAGATCTTGCGCGGGGACGAACATCGACACCGCTTGTTGCCGCGTGGTGTCGAAGTAGACCTTCTTGAACGTCGATCCGGACAGCGGAAGATAGAACAGCAACTGGTCCATGTCAGGGTCATAGTCTTCCATGACCTCGGTGATCTGGTAGTTCATGAAGTCCTTGACGCGGGTCGCCTGCTCCTCACGAGCAGCATCCGCCATGCCAAGCACACGGGTCTTTACCGGGCCACCTGCCGGAAGCAGTTCCTTGTACGCCTGTGCTTGGAACTGGACTACGCTCTCCGCAATCAGCGGGTGGGTGACGCCAGAGGCCTTCTGGAACGGCTCCGTGCGCTCCTCATACTTGACGCCCAGCTGGTCCAAGCCCTTCGTGTAGGATTCCTCCCACTCCTGCCGCGACTGAAGATCGTCCTCAAACGCCGCCCGAAGTTGTGTAGACAACTCGGACAAGTACCCGTCATCCAGATACTCGGCCAAGTTGGCGTCATGCTCAATCAGGCTCTCGCCCAGCTGGTCTTCCATGCCCGCCGCCGCCAAGGCTTGGATGATCGCACTGCCATCAGCTCCCTGCAGGATCTCCGCGCCGCCCGCAAAGTCCTCGGGCTGAGGGATGTCCATCGTCATCCCCTCGGGCTGCGGCATCATCGTGCCGTCCACCAGTGAGCCCATCGGGCGGGGAGGAAGCGCCATCAGTAGTACTCCTTCACAGAGAACGTCGAGGGTCCGTCGTCAACGTCGTCGCCTATAAGCGACACGAAGCCGCCCTGCCGAAAGCGAAGGAGGGCTAGCGTCATGCTATCACAATTATGCACCAACATGCCACTAGCATAAAAGCAGTGAGCATCCGCAACCGTCAAATCATACACTCTTGCGCGCACGCCGGTTTCTACGACTTTTTCTACTGGCGCACACTCATGTGGCTGGGAAAACTCAACAAGTTCCGACACAGTGACTGTGTCAAGCCTTTTCCAACCAGAGGTTGTTGCGAGTAGGTGGTTTTCTGTCCCACGAAGCACCTGCCCTCGCGCATGGATTTCCCACAAAGGCTTCACCCCAGTAAAACGGGCATCAAGAACTGGCTTTGGTCCAAGGGGCGTTGATACCATGTCGCCAACGCGAATGCTCTCAATTGCCCGTGTGGTACCATCTGCCAATGAGACAAGGGTGCCTTCCGCCAGACAAAAGTCGTCGTGGTCGCCATATGGAAACGAGGCAACTTCTTCGATCACCTCGTCCGAAAACTTCTTGTCCTGCGGGGCCCAGACCACCCCAGCCTCGAACAGCGGAGACACGAGGTTCATTCGCGTGATCTTGTCCATCCCGCCTCGGCCCGCCTTCCGACCCGGAGAGAATCCAAGTGCCGGAATGCCACGCAGCCGCATTTCATCAATCAGCGGCATCCCCGCCGCCTTGGCCTCGATGATCACCATGTCTGGGTTCCAGTACTGGTGCTCCTCCCAAGCAACTTCCTTGAGTTCTGGGAAACTCCACCGACCGCGCTGCGCGTCCAGCAAGATGATGTTGTCAGGGCTATCCGGCGTCGGTTGGAAGATGCCCCATGTCGTGATCGCCGAAAAGTCCGCCGTCTCTTTCTTCGAGAACGCCGTGTCATACGACTGAATGATGTATTTCAGTTCTGGAATGTCTTCCTTGTCCCACATCTTCCACCACTCGCGGCGGATGATCGCGGACTCGTTCCCGGTCGGCTGCTGCTGCCACTGCGCGGACCACTTCGCCACCGGCAGCGACGCCTTGATTCCCAAAAGCGCGCTCTTATCCCAGAACTCAGGCCACAGCGGCTCCCCAGACGGCATGATGGCCGGGAACTCAACCACCTCCCACTGGTCCGCAAAGATGTCCGATCCCTGCGCCGCCAGAAGCCTGCCCGTGAGGTCCTTCTTGCCCCACCGTGTCATAACCAGAATGATCGAACCGCCCGGCTGTAGACGCTGCCGAGGACCGGAGGTGTACCACTCATAGGCCATGTCGTAGGCCGTCTCGCTCAACGCGTCCTGTTCCGAGTGAGGGTCGTCAATGATGAACAGGTCCGCACCACGGCCCGTGACCGCAGCGCCAACGCCCGCAGCAAAGTACTCGCCGCCAACGCTCGTGCCCCACTTGCCCGCGCCCTTGTTGTCTTCCTTCAAAAGCGTGTTCGGGAAGGCCTCGATGTAGCGAGGGTCGTTGATCAGATCTCGGACCTTGCGGCCAAAGCGAACCGCCAGTTCCGTGTTGTGCGTCGCCTGAATGATCTTCAGCTTCGGATTCCGACCCAAGAACCACGCAGGCATCAGGTAGCTGGCAAACTCCGACTTCGAGTGTCGAGGCGGCATGTTGATGATCAGCCGCTTCAACTCTCCACGCGCCACACGCTCCAGCTTCTCAGCGATGATCCGGTGATGCCGACCCTCGATGAAGTTGTCGTACACATGGTGCGCAAACGCCATGAAGTCGTTCTGGACCTTATCCCTAAGATCCAGACGCTTCTTGGCCTCGGTAAGTGCCAGAACCTCTCTGAGCACCTCGTCGGGTAGGGCGTGTAGGTTCATGCTCTCGTTCTAGCTGTGGGCCTGAGCGGTGTCCGCCCCTGAAGCGCCGCAACACTCTGCGGCTGATAGTACGGTCCAACGCGGGGGCGAACCATGCCTACCGGCACACAGGTGAAGCCGCCGTTGGCCATCATCTGCTTCATGTATCCCGGCGGGCACTCGAACGTCGGTTCTTCTTCCTCGTCAACCTGATCTTCAACGACGACCTCAGTGCCGCCGCCCCCGGTCCCCGGACCTTCGCCGTCACCAACACCAGATCCGTCGCCGCCGCCAGTGCCGGTCCCAGTGCCCGTTCCAGTACCGGCTCCTGTACCAGTTCCCGTACCAGAACCAGCGCCGCCGCCCGTCCCTGTCCCAGTTCCAGTGCCGACACCTTCGCCGGTCCCAGCACCCTCGCCAGCGCCAGCGCCTTCTCCACCAGCGCCAGCGCCAGCGCCTTCTCCACCAGCGCCAGCCTCAGCGCCGCCGCCCCCTTCCTCGCCGACGTCTACGCTGATGCCTTCCTCCCCCTCGCCACCGGCAGTTGCATCCCCGCCAGCAGCGCCGCCGTCTACAACGACCGTTTCATCGCCCTCAGCGCCGCCGCCCGTGTCTTCTGCGAAGATGATCTCGCTGTCTGACGGCGGAACTTCGACCTCTGCTTCCTCAACAGTGACAACAGGAAGACCCGTTTCCTGCTGGGTAAATGCGGTCTCGACCGTTGATTGCGCGGGTTGGCCTGCAGTCGGGCCAGCAGGAACGTAAACTCCCGGCGCAGCAGTAGTGGCTGGCGTCGTGACCGTCGTAACCGGCGGAGTGATCGCAGGAACAGCAGCCGGAAGACCCGTAACAGGAAGCGATATCCTCGGATCCACGGGTACCACAGGCCCAACGGACCCACCCCCACCGCCTCCTCCACCCCCGCCTACGAGGCCGGGAATGCCAGGGACGACCGTCGGCACAGCAGCAGCGGTGCTCGGTAACACAGCAGTAGGATAACGCTCACGAAGTTGCTGTTCCGTGATTAGTTCCGCTTGGGCCACTTCAGGAGCAACCGAAGTCTGGTACAACCCCGGCTGTGTTGATGTCGCGGTCGGTGGCGTGAGTGGCCGAACGACCGTGGTCCCAGCAGGAATGTTGGTGGTCGGCAGATTGGACAGGAAGCTAGCCAGTTCCGGAGAACCCTCCGAAAGCACGGTTCCATCTGGCAACTGTACGCCAACAGCCGTTCTGCGCGGACCAGTGTCCCCAGCAAGCGGAAAGCTGATGCCAACCCCGCTATAGATAGGGGTAACGCCCGCAGGCAACGCGAACGACGTTCCGCCGCTAAAGTAGGTGTTCTGCTGAACCTGTGACGGGCGGTACTCGGGCAGAATGGGACGACCTTGATCCGCAGAGGGGCCGCCAATCACCGCAACCTCTGGGGTAGGCGGCATGAGAGACTGGATGCCAAGACCTGCAGTAGAAAGCGGCGTCCCCGTGGCCAACATTACATCCGCCGCGCGGCCCTCAACCTGCCTCGGCCCACCACCAGAAATGAAGGAGGGAAGATCGGCAAGGGCCTGCGTCGGCGTGATGCCATAAGTCTGCTGGAAGGTCTCCGCACCCGTAGTCATCCCCGGCTGAATGGGCGTCAGGCGCGGCGTGTCCTCCGTCGCGATGACCCCCATCTGCTCGCCAAAGGACGTGTCACTGATGGGAACGCTGCCAACCGTCGGACCGCCGACCGTGGCTGCTTCAGCGCCGCTAACAAACCGATCCTCCGCAGCCGCCTCCTCATAAGGACGCCCGCTGGTCGTGTAGGTGAAATCAACCTGCGGCGTCAGATCCGCAGCGCCGTACTCCTCAGCACGACGAATGGTCTCAGCCGAAGGTCCGGGGCCCCTGAACCCCGGTTCCATCTGCTCAAGCGCCGTCAGCTGACCAACATCCGTCAACCGGCTGGTGTAACTCGGAGCCGCAGGAAGCGAGCCAACAGGCAGGTCAAGGCGCGGGTCATACGGAACAAGGGTCTGTATCCCCGTCGTAGCAGGCCGCGACAGATCAGGCCGCTCCGCCGCCGTAGCCGTCGAGTACTGCTTGCCACCATAGGTGAACGTCTGTCCGGGGCCCAAGGTGCTACGCGCTTGGCTAAACGCATCACCAAAACTGCCAGCAGACGTGAAATCAGTGCCCGTGGGGCCTGCCGCAGCCGCCGTTTCGCGCGGAGGAGCACCCACCTGCGCCGCGTAGGAGTCGCTGCCACCCGCGTCGCCCGTCGTGATCAGGCTCCACAGGCTCTTATCCGTCGCCGAAGCCTGGCTATACGCGTACGGAGTGCCTTCGTTCAGCGAAATCTGCGCAATCGTCTCTTTTACGTCACGATCAGCCGATCCTGCGTTGATAGGATCCATGCCAAAGCCGAGATTTTCGTTCGCGCCCGTATATACGCGCGTCAGATACCCGCCATCGTTCTGTTTCCACTCGAATCCATCGCCAGCGTACGTCCCCTGTGGGCTGACCGCGCCAATGGTGTTGGCTTTCATCGCTTGAGGTTTGGGTGACGTGTCGTCATCCCCGCCACCGCCACCACCGCCCTCGTCAGAAGACCCGAAAAACCGGCGATCCGCGCCAAATCCAAGCAGTCTCAGCATCAGTCTCTCCTTGCGTAGCTGCCGATGCGCTCCTTGCGACGCGCAAAGGCCACCTGAGCTTGCGGATAGAGTTCCGACAGGTGGCGGCGGATGTCCCTCGCAATGAAGAATACATCAGAAGGCCCATAAGGCGCAATCATGTTGGCCACATACAGCACTTCCCCGCTGTCTCTAGCAAAGGCAACGGGCCCAGAGTAGTCCTTCGACTCAAATTCCGCCCGCGTCAGCCAGATCCAAGTCACAAAACCAACGATCTGACCACCTCGATAGTACAACCGGATCTTCCCATGCTCAAACGCAGGGATCAGTTGCCACCCTATCGTCTCGCTGGGGTACTTTCGATACGGTTCGACCGTCGTCCACAGGCTCAAAACGTCCAAAAGTGGCGTGTTCTGGCTCACAAACCTCTCCAGAGCAGCATGGATCTACGTTCTGTCCACAACTAGCACACTGAAAATGCCCGTGTACATGGATCCTCGGGGCAACAACCCCGCAAAACAGGCACCTATCCACGCTGCATCCGCTCAAAAGCCGTCAAAACAGGCCTTGCCACCAGCTGCGGTACCCTTGTCGGGCCAGAAGCCATCGGTCGCGGAGGCGGAACGAGAACAGGTTCGATGTCCTCGTCGCGAGGTTGCGCAGGACGCGGCGGAGGGACCGGAACAGGCGCTCGAGGCGCACTCGCAGCAAGACCAGCAGGACGCTTAGGCGGTATCTGAGTAGAAAGGATGCTCTGAACATAAGCCTGCGTCTCGTCGATCTGAGGAACTCCACCAGCCTTCTCCACCGTCCCAGGTCCAGCATTGTACGCCGCCAACGCCAAGCGGTAGTCCCCGTCAAACTTATTCAGCATCGCAGCCAAGTACTCAGCGCCAAACCGCAAACTCTCCACAGGATCAAACCGATCCTCCAGCGGCTTGACCCCGAACCCAGGATCTCGGGCCGTCTCAGACATCACCTGCGCAATGCCCGTCGCACCCGTCCGCTTGTTCACAGCCCTCGGGTTGAACCCACTCTCCTGCTGTATCATCCGACGATACACGTGAGGGCTAACCCCGTACCGGGCAGCCATCTTCTCCGCCAAATCGTACAGCTGACGCTCGTTCATCAGAACGTGCCCTTGAAGGTTGAACTCGCAAGCGCGCGGATCATCCGACCCTTGTTATCCCGAAGTTCAGGTCCACGCTCAGGACCAAGGCTCGGGGGAGGACCCAAAATGTCCCGCAACGGACGATCAGGATACACCGGGTTCTCCCGCTGCATCTTCTCGCGATACATATCACGCCGCGAAGGACGCCCATCGCCTTGCATCAGAAGGTCCCCCGGAAACCCTTACCCGTCAGCTGCTGCTTGCCACCCGTCGGCATGCTCACGCCCTTGGTCCCAGGATAGTCCAGCCGAGCCATCTTGGCGTCGTAGTCAACCATCCCACCAGCCATGAACTTCTTCGGACGCATCGGAGGAATCGGAACAGACCCCATCATCCGCTCACGGTCCATCTCACGCTCACGCTCCAACTCCTCGCCCTGAAACCGCATCGCAGCTTCCGAACTCTCCCGAACACCGCGCATCTCACGAAGCTCCCGCGAACCCTTCGCAGCACGGCCCCTCGACATCGCGTTCATCTTCTTCGCCATCATACCCTCCTAGGGCCAAGGTCCACGGACCACGGAACTATACCCTCAGTAGAAGAATCTCGCAACCGACGCACGCATCGCATCGTCCGTAAACGCCGTGCTGACAACACTCCGACGCTTCCCCATCTCCGCCGCAAACAACACCAACCCCAAATCCAACGCCACAAACCCATACACGTCAGGCTTCATACCGCCCTTCCGGTCGTAAAACTCATACCGCGCAGCAGAACCATTCTGCCCATCCCGAGCACGCCCAGACGACTTCACCTGTACCGTAGCAAGACGACCACTCGGCGTCCGACACCACAAATCATGCCCACTCAAATCAACACGAATAACCCGCACACCACACGTCTCCAAGACATGCGCAACCAAGTACTCACCACCCCTCGAGATGTCCACAGTCTCCATGCGCCGCAATACAACAGAAAAACCCCACAAAAACAAGACAGGCCCAGAAGCGGGGGAGGACCGCCTCTGAGCCCGGAGCTAAGGTCCTCGGACCTTGGGCTCTGTACCGGAGAAGCGTGGGTCTCGGTACTTGGTTCTTGTACCTTGGTGGTTGGGGAAAGTCCACAAGTCCAATGAAAAAACCCAGCGAATTTTTTGCGCTTCAATGTACATTCGTCACGATCCCACAAAGACGGCCCCCGAAAAGGGGGGCCCCGCCCCCGTGGGGGGCCTCTCGGCCCCGGCGTCGGTCGGTCCAGTAACCCCAGCCCGACGGGCTGGGGCTGGGGCGCGGGGCGCAAGGTCAGGCCAGCCAGACAAAGGTGCGCACGGTGGTGACTGTTTTGTGCGCGTCGAACGCGTCGCGCCCATACAGTTGGACATAGGTTGCCTTGTTCGGGGGCGTCTCGCGCTGGGTGAGAGAGTAGGTTGCGACGCCCTCGGCGATGGCGCTCGCCTTGATCTGCTCGAGGGCGTCGGTCGCGTGCTTGATCAGGCGTTGCAGCGCCTCGGCCTCGGCGCGCAGGCCT